TTTGATAATGTTTGTCCATTACTATTAGTTAAAGATAGTTGCTGTTTATCTGTGCCATATACTTTGGGCTGTAACTTAGAGGCTTTAAACTGTTTATGTTTTGTCCAAATATCTAAAGCTTTAATGGCCGCAATGTCCATTTTCTTTTCTTTAGCTTGATCTATTGCGTCCCTTGTTACTGTTTCAACATCATCAAAAGTATAATCTATTCCGTCTTGTTTTGCTTGAGCGTATCTTGTTCTTAATTCTTCATCTTTAAGTAACCATGATCTCCATGTTGGCCATGTTATGTTCTCTTGTTCAGTAGCAAATCGTATTGATTGACCTTGAGCAAGTCTTTCAAGTATTTTCTTAATGATAGTCTTACTGTATTTTGTGGGTCTTCCCATTTTAGTAGTCATTAATGTATCGTTTCATTAGGATCTCTAACAGCATGAAACCTAGCATCTTCTTTAATTAAGTCTGCAAAGTCTAAAGCTTGAGTTTCGTTTTCAAAGTTTGTAAAATGTATAACTAATTCAGGCGTATTTGTATCTGGGTTTTGTAACAAAAACATTGTGCATATTAGATTATTTTTGTCGAGTAAGTGTTTCATAAAGTAATTCTTTTGTTTGTTCGTATGTAATATTAGAGTTGTAATTCTTTAATTGTGTAAACACCCACAAGATATAATCTGGCTGAATATCAGCTAAATCACAGATATAATGAAAATCTTTATGCTTTAACCATTGTAAAGCGTCCTGATTGTGTTTGATATTCGATTTTCTCTTATCAAAAAATTTATTTAAGCCATCAAGAATTGCTTGAACTAATACACTACGAAACAATTTTTGTTCCGATTGTATCATAAAGTAAAAAAAACCTTTGATGTTAAAGGTCATTAATTGATTAATTGCTTATAGTTTAAACGCAATTATCGAGTTTGATGTTTTTATACAATTCTTGTTTTGTTTCTGATAGTAGAACAAGACAAGATCATTACAATTTATAATATTCAACTAACTTATCTAAACATTCTCTAAACTTATTCATTTTTTTATCAGCCTTTTTATTTTCTATTATAACTGTCCAAGCAATATCAGATAAATTGTTTAAATATTTATTAACTCGTCTAAATTCAGTATGTGCGTCTATTTGATGTGATTGATATTCTGTCGTTGCTCCAGTTGTTCTATCTTTGTAAGACATTGTTATTGTAGGTTGTAATCCGGCGTGAAAGGCATTTATTTCAAACTTGCTCCCTGCAATAAATCTTAACTGATTTCGCTCTCTATCTCTAATATCTAGCAAATTTCTATGATAATAGTTCTCTAATGTTGAGTTATGAGTTTTTTCTACTCTACGACCACCACTTGCTTTGCTAAATGCTAATCTAAACTCTGCTTTATCAACTAATCTTATTAATTTGTTATCAATTCTTATAAGTTTTTGAGCCCCATAATCAGAAGGCTCTACTTTGTTTTTCTTTTTTTTACTTACCACGCTTTAAATTCTTTTTCTGTTATCAGTTTTTCATCATACATTCGTTTAACCATATCATCTGATATTGCAGTTGATCTCATTCCTTTTTTTACAAAAAACACATAATCTTTGTAATTTTTCTTAGGTTGTGTTTCAAAATTATATGTTTCTTTTTTAACAGATATTTCTTCTTCCCAGCGTTCTTGATTAAGCCATGTAGAAAAATGAGGCATAAACTGAGGATCGCTAATACTTGAGCAAAGTTCGTTATATTTAGTAACTAATTTATCTTGATCTATATCAAATGCTTTTTTAAGATAAAAATTAAGAGCAACAACTTTTGATCCTTTTTTAAATTTTAAATTTGGCCATATATTATTATTAAAAAGAGATATAGATTCAGATTCAGATACTCTGTTGAGCTTTTGCTTCTTTTCTGTTGAGCGTTTGCTTCTTGATGATGATTTTCCTGCTTCGCTTTTATTTCTAATTGTTTGTATTTCGTTGTTAAAATCGTCAAATTGTCGTTGATTATGATAATGATTATCAATTAAAACAAACTTTTTATTTAATACTAAAGTTAAATCACGCTTTAATTCTTCAACTTTTTCTGGATTTTTGTCATAAACATTAACGCTAAGACATAATTCATCAAAGTTATTGGGTAAGCCACGACCATTTTCCATACCTGCTAAGCAAAAAAGAGTAAAATATATACCTTTTTGTTGATGTGTAAGACCTCTACAGCCATTTAAAAAATCACTAAAATATAATTTAACCCATGGTAATTTAATATTCATTTATTGCCTATATATTGATGTGAGTAACAAATTCTGTTCATATGTCTTAAAAGACCTTTTTCTGTTTGTATTAAATTTCCACCCGCTCTTGCTCTACGAATATCTTTTAAATATGCTTTACTATGATCTTTTTTGTTAGATGATGTTGGTTTCCAAGCTTTTGATTGTTCTCTATATTCACCAAGTCTTGGGTGTGCTGTTTTAGAAAAGTATTTAATATTTTGTCTAATGTGCATTTCGCCCATAAAATCTGATAATCGAACACCAATTCCTAAACCTTGAAAGTCTGGCAAGATAACTAATCTGTGTCCACGATAACATATTCCTTTTATTGTTCCTGTTGGGAGTGGGATTGAGCTAGAAAATCCAACTGGGTTTCCTTCCCAGACGGCAAGCCAACATCTTGCACCTTTATTAATGTCTCCTGTGAGATAATGATGCTCCCTGAACAATGACCATATTTCGACTCTGCAAGGAAATATTTCCAATACGATCTTGGGTCGCCTTTCCCACCTCCTTCCAACAACTTTGTTGGATGTAGTGTCAAAAACCCAGTCTGGCTGTAGCCAATCTATAATATCATAATGACAACTAGCAAAAACAATGTTCTTTAAATTTTGTTTTTTAATATATTTGCCTAATGCATTAGCACAAGATTTAGCAACATTGCGATCAACAACACTTGTAAATTCATCAATAACAGCATTGTCTTTAAGTCTTTTAGCTAAATCAACTCTAAACTTTTCTCCAGTTGATAATACATGATACGGTTTTAGCCAACTTGGAATACTATTAAAACCAACAGCAGATAATTTATCAACCGCTTCATCATGTGTTGCAAAATGAGAACAAACAGCTTTGTTGCTATCCCATTGTATATTTTCTTCTTTATTAAACTCTTTTAATATGTTTGATTTACCACTACCTGAGGGCCCAACAACTAAACCTACATTAAAATCATTTTCAGGTCTTTTAAATCTGGGCATTGTAAATGTAACTTTTCCATCAAATTCAAAATCAAATGAGTTGCTTATCTCTTTCGTAATTTCATCTTGTTTAACAAATGACTCTAATATCTTTTCTTGATTTAATTCCTTATCATTAAAAAGACTATTCATAACGGCTCTTTCAGAACTGTTATGCTTCTATGTAAGTAAGGTAATTGTTTTATAAAATTTTTTTCTTTTAAGAGATACAAATATCTATCAATATTGCTTGTGCTTGATAAATTAACACCTTTTGCTATTTCTTTTAAAGTTGGCGATTGATTGTTTTCTTTTATAAAAGCAATAATAAATAATAAAATTTGCTTTTGTTTTTTTGTTAAAGAAACATCAAAATCTTTTGTTTCATTACACAGATTACATTTAATTTGCATAACGAGAACATTTATAGAAACTTTGTATTTATTTCATTGTGGCAACTTACAAAAATTTTCTTAAAATTGCTTAAAATTTCTTATAATGATGTTTGACGAATTAAATAAATATTTTATAATTTAATTTGATGTTGCGGAAAGCGTCAGGAATGAGTCTTGACGCTTTTTTTATTTAATCCAATAAGAACTAGCTGATACTTGTCTGTTAATAGGTATAGTTATATATATTTTCCTTAGAATACCAACTAATTCTTAAAATTGCTTAAATTTGCTTAAAAAAGTGCTTGAATTAATGCAAAAGTATTAATATTGACCAATTTGTAGTTAAAAATCACAATTTTATAATAAAGTTGTGATTGTAAAAAAGGAGGTATTTATGCCAGAATTACTACCAGTTGTTGTTAGTCAAACGAATATTATTTGTACTCGTAATGATTGGCTAAGAATGGATCGTGAAGATGCTGTTAAAAAAGATTGTAGAGAACGGAGAATTAATCCTCCTAAATTAACAGCGGTACAAAGACAAATAATTAATCGAGTAACATTACAAGATGAGTAATTTTATTAAATTATCAAGCAATATCTTCGCCGATTAATTGCATGATACAAAAGGGCGTAAATATAACGAAAAATTTTTTTCATATTATTCTCCAGATTAAAATGAAGCTTACGCCCTTTTTTACCAATTATGAATATGTGAAACTTAGTTGGGAATGTGAAACTTGCATAATGAAAGTAAAAAAATGCCAACAGTAGATTATAGAATTAACAATGAAAAAGTTCCTAGCGTTACAACTGTTCTGGGAAGATTTAAAAATTCAACAGGCTTAGTTATATGGGCAAATCAAATTGGATTAAAAGGTCAATTATATCATGATGAATTAAAGAAAGCTGGAAATATTGGGACAGCTTTACATGATCTGGCAGAATTACATATAAAAAATGAATACTACGAATTACCACAAGATGAAAAAGTAAGACATTGTTTTAATCAGTTCTTACAATGGTGGGATAATAGAGAATATAAACTTACATGGACAGAAAAAAATTTTTGTTCATCAAAATATTTGTATGGTGGGACCCCCGACTTGCTAGTTGTTGATCGTTTAAATCAAAATATATTAATTGATTTTAAAACAAGTAAGGGGATCTATACAGATTATTTGGTGCAAGGATCTGCATATGCACAGCTAATAAAAGAAAATCAAAACATAGATATAGATAAATTTATTATCTGTCGTTTTCCAAAAGACAATTCTGAAACAGAAATAAAAGAGTTTTCTAAAGATGATTTAAAATATGCTTTTAAATATTTTAAAGTTTTAAGAAAAGCGTTTGATTTGGATAAGAAAATCAACAAATTAACTAGAAAGGTTAAAAAATAATGCTTAATAAAAAAATCACTTCAATAGGTTGGTTAAACAAAAAAGGAAGATTTAATTCTCACTTACCGCATTTTACAAAACATAGAAAAAATAAAGGACAATTTAAAAGAAAACAAAATCATTGGAGTAAAATATGAGTGATATAAATAACCCAGTCTTAAACGCTGTTAATGGTGTTATGGCTGATGTTAAAAAATTAGAAAACACTACTAAGAATGAGTTTGCTAAATATGATTATGTAAACATAGATAAGTTCTTAGAAGCGTTAAATCCACTTTGTGCAAAGCATGGATTAATAATTGCTCCCAGCGAAATAAGTTGTGATGTAATTGGCGATGCAAAAAAATGGTTGCATATAGTTTATGAATTTACACTATCACATAAAGACGGATATGTTTGGGATAAAACTTTTACACGCAATCAGTTTGTTCCATTTACTGGTGGACAAGCCATGGGTGCCGCTCAATCATATACATTAAAACAATTTATGAGAGCGTTATTCTTAATACCAACTGGTGATAAAGTTGATGTTGATGAACAAGAAAATAAAAGATTTGATGGCAGTAAAACTACACGACAAGATAACTACAACGCAACTGGAGTAAATGTACGCAACACAAACAAAAAGGTATTTAACCATGACACTCAAGATCAGATTGTTTAAAAATAATTATAAAGAGCCTGGAGATAATAAACCAGCTTTTCAAAATGGATCAATTTCATATCCAGATGATGTATTTCAAGAAGATTATGTTTTTAAAAAAGGCACTAAGCATAAAATAGGGCTATGGAAAAATGATGATGGATCGTTATCTATACAAATTTCTGAAAGAACTGATGTAACATCAACGCCACCTCAAAGTTCTTCAAATACTGAAAAGGAATATGGAATTGATCCGTCTAAAATTATGGGTAGACCAGAATATCAAGCGGCTCAAATGGAAAAATCAAGATTAGAAAAAACTAATGCAGAAAATAATGAAGAAGAGGATATTCCGTTTTAATGTGTGATAAATTTACAGACAAAGAAATTGAGATTTTAAAAAGGGTTGCTGATAATCCTATTTTTAAAAATTTCGTTTCTTTGCCTGAATATGTAAACAAAGTTCCTGTTTCATTGCAGGAAATAGCACAAAAAGTTTGTGAGTTTTATGAAATAGATAAATTAGATTTTTTTAGTTATAGACGAAATAGAACACTTGTACTTGCTAGACGAGATTATTGTCATTTAGCAAAAAAACATACAAGACATAGCACATTTTTAATTGGCCTAGCATTAGGTAAAGATCATTCAACAGTTTGTCATCATTTAAAATTGCCACCAACACATATTGATAGGATTGAAATTGAATAATTATAGATCAGGATTAGAGGAAAGAGTTGCAAAACAATTACAAGATTTAAAAGTTTTGTTTGAATATGAAACACTTAAAATTAATTATAAAAAACCAGAAAGAATTGCTTATTATAGACCAGATTTTATATTGCCCAATGGGATAATAATAGAAACTAAAGGTCAGTTTCCAACTAAAGATAGAAAGAAACACAAGTTAATTAAAGAACAATTTGGTGATAAATACGATATTCGTTTTGTTTTTTCTAATTCTAAAAATCGTATTGGAACTAAATCTAAAACTACTTACGCTCTGTGGTGTGAAAGATTAAATTTTAAATATTCTGATTGTGAAATTCCAACAGCATGGATTAACGAATGAGAAATCATATAAAAGTATTTACAACATTTTGGAACATAGGCGATATATTAGCTCAATCGTATCAATGTTTTAGTTGTGGTAGTTGGAATGCTGTTGATATACACCATATTTTAAGTCGTGGAATGGGCGGTAGCAAAAACAACGCAAAAGATTATGTGGAAAATTTAGCCGCATTATGTCGTTCCTGCCACAATAAAACATCAAACAAAGATTTTAATACTAAAGTTCGTATAGCAACATTAAGAAAAGTTGCAGATCAACTGGAAAGTAATTTAGATGAATAAAAACGACCCAAATTATCTATCACATGAATATTATAAAAATCTTGTAGCATATCAAGACGCAAAAAGAATTTTAAAGAATTTAATAAAGATACAAAAAAGAACTGAAGATCAACAATATGATTTTTATCGCTTTAAATATAATGAAAAAATGTCCTCAGAAGATGCAAAAAGAAAAGCGTCTATTGATCCTAAAGTTACAGAGCAAGATGATATAATTGAACAAACAGAAGCGATTGTCGATAAACATTATGCTCTTATGCAAGGTTTAATTTGGACAAAAGATTTAACAATGGATTCTAACGCAACAAAAAGAAAAGAAATGGAGTTTGTAAAAATAGAAACATGATACAATCTCAATTAAGTTTTATAGACCCAATAGAGTCAAATTTTAGTAAATTCAATAGAGAGAATCCTATAATTTATAAATTGTTTAAAGAGTTTACTTTTCAAGCAATAAGTCGTGGTCATAAAAAATTATCAAGTGAAATGATAATTAATCGTATTCGTTGGGAAACTAGCGTTATGAGTAACGATAAAGATTATAAAATTAATAATAATTATAAACCTTTTTATTCTCGTATGTTTATGAACGAACACCCACAATACAAAGATTTTTTTTATAAGCGTACATCAAAAGCAGATATGGAGAACTATGAGTAAAAAAATAATATCATTAATACAAATTAATGAGGGAGGAAAAAACCCAAAAACTAATTTATTTGAAAAGCCTTTATGGGAATTAAGCTTTGCAGATGATGAAAAAAGAATTTTAGGGAAACCTAAAATGGAAGAGTATTTATCTAAAGCGTATGGAAAAACAGTACATCATTTTATAAGACGATTATCTTTGTTAAAAGATGAAAGAAAAATCATTCAATGGAATATTGTATTTGATGATTATGATTGCGTGTTGTTAAGCACAAATGAAATATGCGAACAGCTTTATTTAGGTCATCAAAGAAAAGATGATGAAAAATATTTAGAGTTAGAAAAGAAAAAATCAGCACCAGTTAACCCAGCTTTATTTACTACTACAGCTAGTGAAAAAGAAGAAATTGAACAAGGTAGACAACACCCTGATTATAATTTCGATCAAGAAGATGCGTTAAATTATATTAAAGCTCAAGAAATGAAAGATTATTCAGAAGATGATAAAGAAAAGGAGTAAAAAATGGCGGAAATAGATAGACTTTATACAAAATCAGATTTATGCGTTGAACTTAAAATATCAAGTCGAACTTGTTATGATTTTCTCAAAACCCTTAGAGAAAAGTTTCCTGAGGAAAAAGCCTTAAACAGATATATTGGAAAGCGTCAACGCTTTACAAAAAACGATATGGAGAGGATTGTAGAATTATCATGTTTAAAATCGAGCAAATGAGCAAATCTCTAAATTACCTGAATTTTGATATAGCAATTCGTATTCTAACTGTACTCAGTATGTTTTTTTGTGGCCTGATATAGGAAAATAAGCTATTTACAAGTCATTGGTAAAGTTCTAATATTC